TGGCCGACAATCGGTATCGTGACAGGTTGCTGACTTTTACCACGAGAGAGGGATTAGACAAGTGGTTTAGCCAGGCAGCCCACTGCTTCATGGGCGGGTCTTGCTTTGACTGCTGCGCCTTTGAGGATAACAAGTGCTCTCGCAACCCAGCCAAGTCACCCTTCTGTACGGCTTTCGACTGTGGCGATTGTGGGTGTGACTGCTCTAAAGAGGACTTTGGCTGGCTCCAAGACCTGATGGAGAAGACCGAGGCTGAGGGGGTGTGGAGGTAATGGCCTGTGTAAAGCGCTGGATATGTGACAGGTGTGGAGCCACTATGCCCGAGAGCGAACCCAATCTAAGGGTATGGTCTCGCTCCCTGGCAGTGATCGGGGAGATTGAACTACCCAAAGACTTATGTGATTCGTGCAACGCTAGCTTCATGATCTGGTGGGGCGGACCTATTAGGCCATTTTGGGATAGGTAAATGATGCTCTCTCCTGCTGATATGGGCCTGCCCACCAAGTTTAAGGCATGGAGACCTGGACAGGATACTGCCCTGGCCCACCTGAACGCGTGCCAGAAGCGATTCCTGATCCAGGTCATGCCTACTGGTGTGGGCAAGTCCTTACTCTACATGGCCGGGTCCCTCAGCCGTTGCGTCCCCACTGTGATCCTGACCAGCACCAGGGCACTGCAAACCCAGCTTGTGTCCGACTTCTCAGACATTGGGCTGGTGGAAATCAAGGGACGGAGGAACTACCGCTGCATCCGGGGCGACGGCCCTACCTGCGATGATGGCCTGTGCCACTACGGTGGCCACTGTGACTACAAGGAGTCAGGCTGCCAGTATTTCGATGCGCTGCGCCGGGCCAAGAGAGCGCGGTATGTGGTCACGAATTATGCCATGTGGCTCACTGCCGGTGACTTCTTCCGGGAGGGCCGGGGGTGCCTGGTAATGGACGAGGCCCATGCTGCCCCGGATCACTTGCATGATCACCTGTCTGTGACCGTGGACCTGCGGGCCATAAGCGAGGCATGGTGCGAAGAGCAGACGATACCCCTGGATTGGGTGAAGTGGGCTTACCGCCTACTGGCCCTTGTTAACGAGCAGATTGAGGCGGGGCTGATGTTCCCCGATATGAACCTCTCCCGCCTACGCCAGCTTGTCAGGGTCAGACGCACCCTTGAGAGCATAGTCCGCATAGGCGCCTCCCCCCTAGTGGTGGAGGAAGTAAAGGGCAAGTTCATTATCAACCCTCTGACACTAACCAGGTATGCCGAGCCATGTCTATTCAGAGGTGTGCCGTTTGTCCACATGACAAGCGCCACGGTTACGGAGCACACGGGCCGGATGCTCGGAATACAGGGTGAGGACCGGGAGCTACATGAGTACCCCAGCCCCTTTGCCCTGGAGAACAGGCCGGTCTATGTCATACCAACTTCTAACGTGGACAGGAGGATGGATCACGGCGCTGAAATGGTCTGGATTGCCCGTATAGACCAGATCGTGGGTAAGCACCTTGACAGAAAGGGGATTATTCACTCGGTAAGTTATGACCGCGGGTGGCGGATAATCAAGTGCAGCAGGCATGAGAAGTACATGATTATCCATAGCTCGGAGGACGCTGCGATGAAGGTTGCCACCTTCAAGGCACGCAGGCCCCCGGCTGTGCTTGTCTCCCCGGCCATGACCACCGGCTGGGATTTCCCTTACGAACTGTGTCAGTACCAAATCATAGCCAAGGTGCCATTCCCTGACAGCCGAGCGCTGATCATGCAGGAGCGCCAGAAGCTAGACCCTGAGTTGCCCTACTACATGGCCTGGCAGACCATCGTGCAGGCTGCGGGCAGGGGGGTCAGGGCTTCCGATGACTGGTGCGAGACCTTTATCATCGACAACCACTTCCAGTGGCTACTGAGTAAGTACGGGCACCTGGCACCGAAGTGGTTCAAGGAGTCAATCAGGCAAGTGAGCGCGGTCCCTGAGCCGCGGAGGTAAAGCATGAACGAGTGGGTCGAGTACATGAACGAGATAGTTGAGGTCTTTGGCCTATACTTTGTGGGCTGTTCCTCGGACTATTGCGCCTTACCGGACTATGACTGGTAAGCCATGCGACACGATGACGTGGAAGTTAGGGGCACCATAGTCACGGAGACAGACGGAGGTGGGCTGTTGTTCAAACCTGCTGACAGTCCCGAGGTGTGGCTGCCCCGTTCACAGGTTGGCATTGTTCACGAGGTCGAAGGTGTGACCCTCGTGATCCCTTACGGACTGGCCAGGTCTAAGGGCCTGGTCCACTACAATGAAGAGGAGCTTTAAGATGGGCCTGTTAAATCCGAATGAATACGATACCACTACCGGGCTGTTCCCCCAGGATGACCGTGCCAAGATCGTGGGCGCCAAGATCGTGCGCTTTGACTACAACGGCACCGTGACCCCGGCCATTCCCTCTATCGCCCTGGACTTGCTGGGTGAGGGCGCTGAGAAGCCTATCACCGAGCATTGGGGCGTGGGCAAGGCCGAGGACTGGCAGCCGTCGCCCGATGGCAAGAAGCTCGTGGCCATTGGCAAGCGCAAGATGATCCACGCCAACACCAAAGCCGCCATGATGTTCAAGAGCATGATCGGCGTAGGCGTGCCCCTGGACCTGCTCGATGCGGCCAGTGAAGATGTCACCAAGCTGGTGGGCATGGACGTGCACTGGGTCCGCACCAAAGTCACCTACGAGGGCATGAAGGACAAGGCGACCGGCGTGAAAGGCAGCAAGGACGGCGAAGTGGTCCTGGTCACAGAACTGTACGCTCTCCCTGGTGAGGAGGCTGGCACCGTGGCCGCGGGTGGCCTGAATGACAAGGCCATTGCTGCCATTTCCCGCCTGCTCGGGGCTGCCAAGGGCGGCAAGATCAAGAAAGCGGACATTCCGACCCTGTTCTTCAGCGATCCGGAACTGGCTGCCGATCCCCAGCGCAACGATATGATGGGCCTGCTCATGGCCGATGACGCTGTGCTCAATGCCGGTCCCTGGAAGTTTGAGGGCGGCGTGATCTCCGTCAAGAAGTAGGGGGGACCATGAGATTCTTTAAGACCCCGCCGAAGACCGTTGACCAAATCGTCGAGGTGCTATTTACCATGACCGAGGAGCTTAATGCCCTCTACCAGGTGAAGCGCGACGAGGCTGAAGAACTGGCCAAGAAGTCGGCGGAAGCCAGGGCCGAGAGCACCAGAGCAGCAAACGTGCTCAACTCAATCCGCAATATCATCACCTAGGGAGACAAGGCATGAAGAAATACGCAACCATCAATAAGGTAGTTGAAGCGGTAAAGCTGGATACCGGCATGATTATTGGCGATGCCCAGGGTGCGCCCGGCGACTGGCTGGTAGTCTATGGTGGCAGAATGAGCTTTATGACCGATGCCACTTTCCGGGACACCTTCAAGGAGTACCGCATCCAGGCCCCGAAGTCTGCGGCCAAGCGTACCCGCAAGCCCAAGGCTGCGGCCCCGGCTGCCACGGCTTAGAGGTCCTTATGGAGGCCACCCTACTGAACGTCGAACTCCCCACGCTGGGGAGTGGCACCAATGTCAGGTCAGGTGGCCTCCACCTTTCCGAAGTCATCCGTGACCTGCTGGACAAGTCCGGTCTGAAGGAGCGCAAGACCGGATGGAACCAGGCCACGACCTTCACTGCTGGGTACTTGTGGGAAGAGGTGTTAGCTACACATTGGGAGGACGCGTTCTCCGCAGCCCTGGCCAAGCTACTGGCCAAGTCGTACCAGTGGCATATCCCTGGGGAGCTACTGCTAGATGGCATAACGGGGACCCCTGATGGAGTTGACATCAACATACCCGAGTGGACCTTGCATGAAGCCAAGTTCACCTGGAAGAGCGTGAACAAACAGCCAGTTGATAACCCCTACTACATGGCACAGATCAAGTCGTACTGTAAGATGCTGGGGATTAACCACGCTCTCCTCCATGTGTACTTCTCCAATGGTGACTGGAAAGGATCGGGGCCTATCTACCAACCGTGGCACTTTGCGTTCACTCAAGCGGAGCTTGACGAGAATTGGGCTATGATCCGCAACCATGCTGAGTATATGAGGGCAAGATAACGATGCTTTACTTCTGGTTACTGGACTTGTGCGCTACCTGTGCCAGAGAGAGTAGTGACTTCAGACCATACGAAAGTGTTGAAGACCTGCTTTCTGGAATAGGAGCCACACACGGAAGCATGACAGCCCGCATCCTGGCGTTGTTAGCCGTTGGATATGGCTTGAAGGCGTTACCGTGAGACTTGAGGACTACTTCTCACAACCTCAGTTCACCACGCCACGACGCCTGATACTGTCTGTGGAAGGGGGACAGAAGGTAGGCAAGACCACTCTTGCTATGTCGGCCATGGGGATTGGCCCCATTGCCATATTAGATTATGACTTTGGGGGTGAGGGCGTACTGGAAAGATACAATCAAGGGGAGGTGTGGTATATGCCCCTAGTATCTCCAGTGTGTATGCTGCTTGATGAGAACACTCAGAACGCAGCTTATAGGGAAGCCTGGGAGAAGGCAAAGAACGCCTATTATGCGGCCTTGGCTGATCCCCGAATACGAACCATCGTCATTGACACTGCCAGTGAGTTCCGTGAGGCCCAGCTATTGGCCCACTTTGGCAGGTTATCCAAGAACCTTCCCAGGAACTATGGGGAGCCTAACGCAGAAATGCGCAAGCTGATCCGGGCTGCCTACGAGCGCCCCGACCTTAACTTCATCATGCTGCATACCGTGAAGGACGAGTATGTGGATGATATCCGGACTGGCCACAAGGTCTTCTCGGGCTTCAATGGCGTGCCTGGCCTGGTGCAGATGGTAGTCCGTATGTGGAAGCGTGACAAGGACTATGGGCTGACCATTATTGATTGCAGGCACAAACGGTCACTGGAGGGTGCTGAGTTACCGGCAGTGGTAGCCAACTTCACGCAACTCCTCAACCTAGTACATGGCACCGAGTAATGATCACCCTGGACGAGCGCACAGGTAGTGCCCTTCTGCTGCGCTTCTTACCCGCAGCCCGGATCGGGAGGCTGGAGTTTGGCGACGCCTCCTTTATAGGCCGGGGTGCGGGTAACGTGCCAGTAGCAGTGGGCATTGAACGCAAGACCCTGACTGATCTGGTAGGCTCCATGGAATCCGGGCGACTGTCCGGGCACCAGCTACCAGGGCTTATGTCCTCCTATGGTGTGGTTTACCTGGTGGTGGAGGGCATAAGCCGGAGCCAGGGCGGTGGTGTTCAGGCGCTTCTAGGTGGCAAGTGGAGGGACCTAGGAGTGGGGGATGGTGCCCTGGACAAGTACCTGAACACCATGGAGGTGCTGGCTGGTGTGATCGTGCGCCAAACAACCTCCGTGCAGCGTACAGCAGAGCTTATCCATCACCTGTACGAGTGGTGGGGCAAGGATTGGGACTCCCACCGGGGGCACCTGGCCTTTCCTGACTTCATACCAAGGGACAGAGCACTGCTGGTAAAGCCTAGCCTCTTGCGCCGGGTGGCTAAGGAGCTACCCGGTATTGGCTGGGAGCGCAGTGGGGAGGTAGAGAAGCACTTTAAGAGCATCATGGATATGGTACTTGCCAATGAAGAGGAGTGGCGCAAGATACCCGGCATTGGCAAGGGGATAGCTAACAACATCGTTAAGACAATACGAGGGACATAATGGCCATTGAAGACGGCTTAATCGTTGTTGAACTGCTTGTGGTGGGCATGACTCCCATCCCCAATGTGAAGACACCGGAGGAGGCTCTGCTGGCGTATGGCAACCTCCAGTATGAGCCAGAGGATAACGAGGTCTGCATGGTGGCGGTGTTCACTGCTGAGGAACTGCAAGACATGATCCGTGGCGGGTCCGCCCTGTGCTGCGAAGGGGGCGACGTGCCCATTGAGCGTGTTGCTGTTGATGACATTGCTCGGGCCTGCGGGATAGACCTGGGAATGGAGTCGTGAACTGCAACCTGTGCAAGCTGCACCTAACAGCCAAGGGGCCGGTAGAGGGCTGGGGCAATCCTGAGTCCCCCTACTGGCTCATTGGCGAGGCCCCTGGCGCTGAGGAAGATGAGCAGGGCATACCGTTCATAGGTGCGGCTGGCATAGAGCAAGACAAGAACTACCTGCTAAGGGCGGGGCTACAACGTGACCTGTTCTATATCACCAACCTGGTCAAGTGCCGCCCACCTTTGAACCGGGACCCGGAGCCGGAAGAGATCGCTGCCTGTAGGCAGCACCTTGAACTGGAGATGCAACAGCTTCACCCACAAGCCGTGGTAGGGACATTGGGCCGATTCGCCACCTCCGCTTTCATGGGAGAGGCTGCGGATATGGTCATGTACCACGGCATCCCTTTGCGTAGGCGGGGGCGGGTGATTGTCCCCATCTACCATCCGGCCCTGGGCCTGCACTCCACGTTTATGATGACACAGATCGCTGAGGACTACCGGGCGCTTGCCGCGGTGATCCGGGGCGACCTGGCGCCGGAAGATCACTACGACCCTATACCTGAGCCAGAGTACATGGCCCTGTGCAGCCCACCCTTTGACAGCCTGCTGAACGGCAAGATAGTAGGGGTGGATACTGAGTCAGTAGGGCCTGCTCTCTGGTCAGCCCAGCTATGCTGCACCCCAGGAAAGGCGTACATGGCCATGGCTAGTGACGCCGATGTC